CAAAGGGGGCAATCATATTTTAGCAAAAAGGGATAATTCTGCGTGGCCAAAAGGGTCAAAGTTGAGTGGCTTTTCCAGCATAGACCAACTTTGCTAAATTCCCTTGTTAGCTAATTGAAGGAAGCAAGACTTGAACTTGCAATCGGATGATATTCCACGCTGTCAGACTGTTTACGTCCATCCTTTTTCACCGCTGACAGGCGGCTACTTAACAATCCCATTTCTGTCATTCCTTCAATTTAGCTGTTTTCTCTTATTTCTGCCTCAAAAATACAATATTTTATTTGTCTTTCAAATAAAACTGGGCAAAAATACTATTTTTCTACTCTCAAGGTCTCAACCTTCCAACATTTCATCATATGGTCTGTATCTATTCCTATATTGAAGCGTTTACCTATATAGTTTTCGTGCGCTTCTTGTTCTGGGAGGTTAATGGGGGTAACGAACCAGTCTTCATTGCCATGCTCGTCTTTCAGATAGACTTTTACTATCGTTTTCATAATTCCTCAAATTTTCCAAGTTCACATTCTATAATATCAACTTCACTTTCATTGGTATATAAACCATTTTCTTTGGCAGCATCAATAGCAGCATTTTCATAAAGAAATACACCGAAACACACTCTACTTGATTTTGTTTTCCAAATATCAGTTTGAAATAAAACGTATACTTTATTCTTCATCTCCCCACAACTTTAGTGCAAGTTCATAATTCTTCTGTGCCTCATTTACGGCTTTCTTGGCATAAGTAAGAGTGTAGGCGTGTTCTCGTGGGTATTTGCCGGACTTCACACCTTCATGGAATTCTTTAGCTTGTTCCAGCTTATGTTCATAGAAATCGATACTTTCAGGCATTGATAAATTAATTGTGTTTGCACGTTTATCCCAATACTCAGCTTTGCTTTCGTGTTCAGTAGCCTTGTCGCTGAATGTAACTGCTTTGTCTGTATTGTTCCAAGCGTCCTCTATTGCTTTCCTGTGCCGTCTTTCGCTGTGGTGTCCCACCTTGATAGGTTCACCAAGTGAAAGAAAATCTCTATCTTTATTAGATTTGTCAAAGTATTCTTTGCTTTTACGTTCTGCCGATTCAGCCCATGCCCTTCTACGTTCAGCTCTTTGCTTCGCCCATTCCTGTACATTAAATCCGTCAGCCCGTACAATCGAGTAGTAGAAAAATCCGTCTTTCTCAAAGATGAGATTAAAGACGATACTTTCGTTCTCATTACCGTACTTGGTTGTAACCTCAATAACTTCTCCTTTTTCGTGCTTTTCATCGCACTTTGCCAAAAATACATTTGGACAGAATTTTACATAAGTGTTCATAGTGATAGTTCGTTTAATATATTTCTTGCTATTTCATTAGCTTCATCAACTCTATTGTCTTGTTTTACAGCATCATGAACAATCAATGCTTGCTGTTCCAAATAACCTATATCACAAGGTTCTACATTGTAACCATCGTACAGGATGGCGTATGCCAATTTTTCCGCTAGACCTTGGCAATGATATCCTATTTTATTGCCTGTCACAATCATCACGCACCATCCGATTTTGTTTGAAATCTTTTCCATGACATTAATCTGTTAATTGATGGTAATAATCGAACTCTTCTCCTTCAAGATTATTTAAGGCATAGTCGTGGGCTTTTTCATATAGATTCAAATATACAGAAGATAACTCATTCATCCCTCGATTATGGAGCATCCAGCATCTATGGTTCAGTACTATTACAAGTTCTGTCAGATACTTGTAATTATCCTTCCATTCTTTGAATGCTCTACGAAATGTATCCTTAACTCCACTAATGCCACCAAACTTTTCAGCGATGCAGAAGTCATCCCAAAATGTGGTTATGCAATCGTAACCGTATTCTTTTTTCTGATACTCTTGAAATGTCATAATCAATCCTCCTTGTTATGTTTTCGTAAACTTGCTTCTTTCAATCGAGTGAAATGCTCAATACGCTCTTTATCATCTTCCCTTGTCTTTATGGATACATCTTGAATTTGTTTCCTTTGCTCTTCAGTTAACATATAGGCGTGTTTAGTCCATTTTATAGTCCCGGCAGGAACAAAATCAAAATCGGAAAGCCGGAATGTAGGTATTTCGTATGAATGTAAGACTATTTTTGCATACTCCCGTAAATCATTCGTTTCCCTATCTATTGCATTTTGTTCGCATACAACCACCATACAAGGGTAGTAAAGGAATATAATGTCTTTTGCCTTCATTGCTCTTAATTTTAAAATGATGGATCAATATAATGATTCTGGTAATGTAGCATAAGAATAACTCCGTCTTTATAAGACTGGCCTTCTGCTACCCAATATCCGTTTCTTCTTTTAGTGAATACTTTTGCATCGCCTTCAAGTTCGGATAAAATCTCGTACTCTCCAGCGTAATAATCAATACACTTGGTTTGATTGAAAGTGACCTCAATCTTGCATGGGGAAACTATTTTGGTTACTGTGGCTGCACGTTTATCTGAATAGTAGCAGATTGTGCAACCTAATCCGACTTCAGGAACAAGATCCTTGATTGCTTCAAGTCTTGCTTTCTGCATCTGATCGCACCAGTCTGATAATTTAATACTACCATCAGTGGGATATTTTTCGTTCTCTATTTTGTGGAGTATGGCAAAGCTTTCTTTGCTGGTTAATTTACTGGATGTTTTCATTGTGCTATGATTTACTATGTTATGCTTTAAATTCACCTCTTAATTCTCCATTATTATATAGCCTTACAGCAACCACTCGAACAGAAGCGGACAAATACCGCCCGACATCGTTTCTTAGCTTTCTTTCAAGTTGCAGGGCTTTAGCCATACTTTTGGTTCTTTTCCTTAAAGTCTTTTTGAATCCGAAAACATAATCTTCGGTATCAATCTCAAATGAATATGTAGTGGAATACATCACTCTTTGAAGCTCTTTTGTTAGTTCTGTTACTTTGCTCATTTGCTCTCTTCTATTATTAGTCGTTATTATTTCCAAGAAGTTCTTGTAAAGCAGACTTATATCCGTCCAACGCTTGTTGTGTATATCCCAATCTGAATTTTTTATCTGCTGAAAGAGAGTCGTTGTTCAATCCTTTTTCAATAGCTTCAATGTTTGCTTTGTAGTATCTGATAAGTTCTTCTGTTTTCATTGCTCTTGACTTTTACTTGTTATTAATAGGTGTTATTTTGATATTGTAAATATACAAATAATATATTGAATATCAGTATTTTATATCTTAAATATCGCAAGCTTAAACTTTGTTTAACTTTCTGTATTTCAACGTGTTATCAAATTTTTCAACGGCGGTGTCGATCCGCTTGTTGTCCTCCACGCCGGAATAGTTGGTTATTTAAACACATGGTCAATAAATACCGTATTAGTTTGCCATTCTCCGCGATATTTGAAAACAAAATATCCGCGTATAGTTGCCGTTTCTTTCATTCCGTTTGCAAAGTCATAGGCTGCTTGCTGGTTCTTGCCAAACTCTTTATTTATTGATCCGCTGTTATTGCTTACCCTATAGTGTAGCTTTGCAGGGGCTTTTGTTCTATCTGTAATAATATTCATCTTCTTTTCCGTTTTGTGCGGTTGCCCGCGGTTAATACTTATTTCCCTTGTAATCCTGTGTGGTAGCCATCAAGCCATATTAACAACTCTTTTGGGGTGTAATAGCCGCTTATACGCTTGTTCGGGTAACGTGTCGTTATTTCTCCGTTGTCGCCATCCGCCAATATTATAGCGTATGTATGTTTCGGCAAACTCGATGGATTGAGGGAGAAACCATTCGCCCTGCAATATGATTGTAATTGCCTTAACGCTTCTTTCTGTGTTAGATTCATATTCTTATGGTGCTGATTTCAACATATATTTTGATAAAAAGATGGATTTGCTTTTCTCTATTTCGCTATTGGTATCAATACCAATTTGCTGGTAGAACCCAGCATTACCAGAAAGGCACTCATACGCAATTTTCAATGTTCTCTGTTCTTCCTTGGTAAACCCCATACGAAAGGTAGAGAAGATTGTTAGTGCGGCTTTAAAATCACCGCACTGGAGTAGTGAAATAGCTTTATTGGTTTTCGTTTCCATTAATCTATGAATATTTCCGATCCAATCATTTCATTTGCTCTACTAGCATTTACAAAATAAAAGCGTCCCTTAGAAACATAACTGTCTTCTGATGTGTACACTTTTATAGCGTAGTATTGTCTTTGAGCTTGTGAATAACATATTTCCCAGATTGTTTTCCATTTGACAATAAACTTATTGCTTTTTGCTAGTTCTTGTTCTATTTCATCTGATCTGAATTTAATACCGGCTAGTACTAGTATATTTTTATTTTTCATCTCCCCACAACTTTTTAGCCAGTTCGTAATTCTTTTGTGCTTCATTAACTGCTTTCTTGGCATAAGTAAGAGTATAAGCATGTTCACGTGGGTATTTGCCGGACTTCACACCTTCATGGAATTCTTTAGCTTGTTCCAATTTATGTTCGTAGAAGTCAATGCTTTCCGGCATAGACAAATTGATCGTGTTGGCACGTTTCTCCCAATATTGGGCCACTCTTTCATGTTCATTTGCCTTATCACTGAACTCAACGCTTTTACCCATGTTGTTCCAGGCATCATCTATCATTTTGCGATGACCTCGTTCACTATGGTGCCCTACTTTGATGGGCTCGCCTAAAGAAAGAAAATCTCGATGTTTATTCGATTTCTGAAAATACTCATTACTTTTTTGCACTGCTGATACGGCCCATTCACGTCTGCGATCCGCTCTTTGCTTCGCCCATTCCTGTACATTAAATCCGTCAGCCCGAACGATGGAGTAATAATAGAAACCATCTTTCTCGAAAATTAAATTAAAAACGATGCTTTCATTTTCTTTGCCGTACTTGGTTGTAACCTCAATAACTTCTCCTTTTTCGTGCTTTTCATCGCACTTTGCCAAAAACACGTTTGGCGCAAACTTGTAATATGTGTTCATTGCTCTTATGTATTAAATTGCTAACTTTAATATTTCTATATCTCGAATAAGTCTATTGGCTCTCTGCCTTTCATTACTTGCAAAGTCTTCATTACAGATACTTTCGTAGAATGCCGCATTTTCTTCTGCTTCTTTTAACGACATCTCTTTGCGTTCTATCAAAGACTTTATTGTATCAATATCATTGCTATTAATAATTTCTTCTAAAGCTGTCTTCTTTGTTAATTCGATTGTTACTTTCATTGCTCTTTTAATTAATTATCTGCAAACTTTATCAACTGTAACTTTCAACACTTTCCAATCACCTATTGCCAGATTAAGTGTTCCATCGGAATTAATTTTCTCAATTACAAATTTCTTATAAGGATAAGGGTTGTAAGTGACTTCACGTCCTAATTTTGCATTAAACTTTCTCATCGCTTTTGTCTTTTAATTGTTAGTAATATTGGTTTCTTTTAGTATTGTAAAGATACTCATTATCAATGAATTAGCCAAGTATTTACACAATTATTTTAGTCGTAAAATACTCATAACCAGAGATTTAACTTTTAGAATAAAACAGCAAACATAATACAGATGATGCATCGGAAATGGTTACTTTGTACAGTTTATCCATTCCACTTTTTTAATTTATCTAAAAACTTGCTATCCCCTGAGTAATCAGCACTGATAGCCTTCTTGCTTTCGATAATCTGCTCTAAAAGTATTATACATTCCTTCCTTATCTCTTCAGCTTCGTTATAACCGCAAGCGTTGTCAACCATTATCTCTATGTTTGATTTTGGCTTAGAAAGTTGTTTGCAGAGAATTTTCAACCGCCAGTAACAGAAATCAATTGTGGCTATGTGTTCTAACTTGTTCATTTCTTTTTAAGTATTTCAATACATTCCTTTACTCCATCATCGAAACCTTGTTTATACCCTTTGGTATATTCCCCTGTGGTATATACCGCCATTGACAGAAAAAATAGAAGGATACCTAAAGCCTTATGCCAACCGGGAAACGAGATGGAAAACGGTTTAAATGTAATTGTTAGATCTCCGACCCATAATAGGGCGATAATACATATGATTGTAAATATAATTGTTTTCATAATCAATATTTTTTTCCATTCAACTTAGGTCTTAATTCGTTATATCTTTGTTTCTGCTCAATATGCCATAGCAAATCTATGTCAAGATGTTTGGCTAGTGCAAAGATTGAAAATATCATCTCATTTACAATCGTAGAAAGATACTGGTAATCTACAATTGGTTTGATAAATATGGAATATATCGCTTCCGTGAAACTCAATTGGCTGTACATGCAGGCAATATCATCTATATATTCGGAGTTAATATCATTACTAGCAGATTCAAGGCTTATTCCTCGAAGTCCTGCAAGGTCAAGCAGACGTATAACCGCATCGCTTAGTTCGTCTGAAACCGTATCTTTGATATATTTTTCAAAACAATACTTGAAATTGGCATCATCGTGCGGTTCTTCATCCTCATAAGAAGAATTGAAAGATTCCCTGTCGGCACGTTTCCCTTTTCGGTCCGCTTCCACAGCTTCCATAAGTTCGGAAATAACAAGGCAAAGGCAGTGTTCTTCACTCAGTCTTTTATCATGAAAACCATGCTCACAAGCTGTCTTATAAGCTATATTCCGTAGTTCATTCAAATTAATATTATTCATAAATTTACTCCCTATCTGTTAATCAATCAGTTCAAATTCATATACGAAAACATAAGGATTGGATTCCCATGTACCCTTGCCTGATACTTTATCTATGAGGGCTGCAAAGGCTTCACGGGGTGTATCAAATCCATCGTCTTTGTTTCCCTCAAATTCATAAAATATAGATGGTGGAAACTCATCATCACCCGAATCTTCATATACCCCTTCTTTCAAGCAATCTTCATCGCTAATGTCCTGTAAACGTTCAATCTTGAGATTGGTAATTCGGATATGATGTATCATGAGGTCAGCGCGGACAAAGAGTTTATTACGCCAACCTTTACTATACTTCCAACCACTAACTAACATATCAAGTGTTTCCAATCCTTGTTCATGGTAAACGGTTTCATAGCTTTGCGCAATGGCAACAACTTCACCAACTTTGTAGCGTGGAATAATTTCTCCCGAATTAAATTCCCTTCCATCAGCATCATACATACAAGGATAGCCAACAATCTTTTTATCAGAATGGCATCTGTGTATATTGAATCCAGCAACCCATTCTCCTTTAAAAGTTCTAGGACATTTGATTATTCTTCTCGTCATAGTCTTACGACCATCCAACACCGCTTGTGTTAATCCAAACTTATCATTGAAAGATATCTTTTTCATATTTATATCAATTTTAATGCTTCCTGTAATCCTGCTTCAAGTGCTTCCTCGTAGGTATTATAATGGACAATAGGTCTGTCAGACAATCCTATCAAGTCATGGGTAGGTATTGTCAGAATATCGTAAAGCCAATAGTTTCCATACATATAGCCTATTTCAATATGGAGGCATTTAGTGTCACGCAACCACTTCTGGGCAACATATAATGTTGGGCATAAAAATTCAACTGGTTCGTTATCTATTTCCGTACAACATGACATACTTTGCGGAATGTCGTATCTTCTAATAATATTATCGCAACTTATTGTGCGTTCACACTTCCAATTAAATCCTTTCTCTTTCAGCAATTTCGCTGTTTCTAATGTTACAAATTCTTCGGTCATAACTATTCTCCTTTCTTCTTTTCACACTCTTCACAATGTAATTTATAAGCATGGGCAAACATCTTTAACGTAACAGGCTCAAAGTGAAAATCCGCCTGTTTCCCTTCTATGACAACTGAAATACATAACTGACCGTTGCAAAAGTCAATATATGCTTCACCACCTCCATCTCCGTTAATGGAAAGTGTTTGTGTCTGTACGCTATTCATAATTATTCTCCTTTAATCTTTTAATTAGGGCATCAGCGCAATTAAGCGAATATTTAGCGACTACATCAGAATTAACACCATAGTCGTTTGCTATAACAATTTTAATAATGTCTTTTGCCAATTCGTACCTACGTTGTTCCCAATCAATGTTTTCACTAAAGAAATTAAGTTCTGACACCTTGATATACATGTTTCCCACCAATGCAGTACCATCATCATATAAATCCTTAATCTCTACAATTTCTCCAGTTGATTTTACTCTTGCTTTCATTGTTCCTCCTTCCCAACTTTAACATATCCGTTTTCAATGCACCAGCACAACATTTCGTAGGCTGAATCAATAAGTTCTTTTCCTTCTGTGATATTTCCGATAGACCTAGTATAAGATTCCACATACAAGCATGTATAGCTATCTGCAAATTTTTTGATGGTCAGCACTTCATTGCCGATGAAACAAGGTAACTTGTCGAGAATATCCGGCAAGGTGTAGATATGGTATAATCCAAGTTCTTGTAAATGTTTCGTCTGATCAAATGACAATACCTGTTTCATTCCTGTTCCTCCTCTGTTTTAATCTCTGTTATTTTGCCACGACTGACAAAACACTTGTCCATGTTTGGATTTTCATAAGCTATATCGCAAATTATTTCTGAACTATCATCGCATTCATTTTGTAATGAGCACTTATCACATGTTCCATAACACAATTCATGCAGCACTCCGTCTATTATTATTCCGTTATTTACTTCCATGTTTAATCTCCTTTCTCTTTTCCGTTCCAGTACATCCCTGTTGGCTTCGAGTATATCATCGAAAGACGGGATCGGCATATAGTGAGTAATACGATATAGGGGAGAATCTTGTAAAAATATTCGATTATCCGATTCCCATTGACCATTTCCATAATACAAGCCAACAAAATATCCTTTACGAGAATCTTTCCATTCCACTGTAAAAAACACACCTGTATTTTTTTCCGGCAACCCTTCCTTAACACTTATCCAAGGCGATTGCTTTGACTGCCATTCGGCACCATATATGAATGCCTCTTTAACTAACCTCATTTCTAAGCTATCATCGTAATGACATTCATAACAATCTTCTGCCGCTTCTCTTGCCGCTTCTTCTACTGTCTGTTTCATATCTTTTTTCATAATTCGTCAAACTCTTTTTGTAATTCTTTTATCTTACTATCCAAAGCATACATATAGCACTGAAGGAAATTCTTACCAAAAATTTCTTCCTTTAATGGTACATCATTGTGCATTCTGTTGTATGTAAATATCAATCCACCACCATATTTTATGTTAGAATTTTCAAGTGCCATCTTATGATCTTTGTATTCCTCTATTTTATTGTTGATTTCTATTGCTTTGTTGAATTTATCTTTATCCATATTTCTCCTTTCCATCTATCCTAGCAGCATATACATTGCTATTAGGAATAGATAATAAATTGTTGTTTTACTCATTTCTTTCTTTTGTTATTACATATTGCAATCTCCACACATATCCACAAGGGAATCAAATTCTTCTCGTGAGTATTCAAATCCATTGATTACGATTACCTCGTTACCATTTTGGTCAAAATAAACTCCATCATTCATTTCTATATCGTTTTGAGCTTTTCAGACTACATCATTAATACTAATTTCTCCTTTCAATACTCGTTCTACCTGCCGGTCAAGTAATTCTTGAAATTCTATTTGGCATATAAGAGAGCAATCCGGTATAAATTCTTCCGGCATTTCTCCACGGTTAGGAGAAAGCTCATCAAGAAATATTTTTCCAGATTGGTCTTTCAGACACGTTGCTCCTACTTCTCGTTCAATTTTTGCCATCCGGTCAAACACTTTCGGGAAATCCTTCCGTATCTTATTCCAGTAGCCCATTCCACCTTTGACACAACCGATACAATTATTGTTATTATAGCCCATCTTGTACATAGCTGGGATTTCAATGCCGGCTTTCCAAAGCATTCCCATTGCATCCTTTTTGGTTATCTGTCGCTCGATAAGTAGGAACAACGGCTTTGTATCAGGATATTGCTGTTTAAAGCGGATAGCTCGATTGATTTCTTTCGGGTCAAAGTCGAATCCCCAAACTTGACCGTCCCAAGAACCAAGTTCCTTCTCCAGCTTGTAACGGACTTGTTTCTTTAGTTCGAATGTGCAAGCTGCACCAGTAGGACCATTGATGTACCGTTTTTTAATCAGTACATCTTTTACGTTGAAAAACTTATCGCTGCGAATGGTATGAATTGGCTGCCCGTACCATCTCTCGCAATCTGAGATAAATCGGACATTATCTGGATGCCCGGAACCTGTTTCGATGTAGTAAATCTGCACATCATCATACAGACTTAGTGCTATCTTACAAGCAACTGCGGATGTTACACCGCAACTAAACCAAGCTATTATCATTTTATTCCTTTCTGATTTTGTTAAGAGTCAAGTTTTTTAATAAATTCATTTAATCTCCTAGCTGAATAATCGGTACCGCCAATTATGAAATAACCATCAACGGCAAATTTGAATGCTTCAATGGCTTTTTGTCTCATTTCTTCTTCGGCTATTACTATTGCTGCATAAGCTTTTGCTTCTGATATGGCATATTGCACATAGCCAGTAGAATCCATCCGGTTGTCACTTTCCAAATCCAAAGTGTTACGTCTGATATAATCTTTTGCTTTTTGATTCATAATTGTTCCGTTATACGTTAAACTCAATTTTCTGTTGCAGTACTTCGTCTGCATAATATTGGTCAAAATTTTTATCGCTTATCCACCAATTAAACCCAAACTCTGCATCGGTAAAGTTGTGGTTGAGATATCCGGCATCAATCAACTTTTGTATGGTCTGAATCCATTTATGTTTCGCATGAGGGAAACGCCGACAATCTTTTAGCTTCTGCTTATAGTTAGACATTGGGCAGATAATACATCCGATGCGCTTATAGCCTTCATCATACAACGAGCAATGCTCTATGCTATTCCCATTCAAAAACTGCCATACGTCCCTATCAGTCCAGTGAATTATTGGAGAAACAAGTATTTTATCCTTTCCTCCCACGCAAGTAACCATCTTTTCTTTGTGTTCAGAGAATTGGTCGAAGTTGCCGCTAAATTTATGACCGCTTATTTCAATCTCTTCACGCTTAGAGCGCCGGGCGCTTTCTGCTTTTCTAACGCCAATCAATGTAACCTTGCCAGCACCGGATATCTCTTTAAATTCAGCGCAACACCAACGGATTGATCTTGTAGGCAATAAGTGTTTTTTCAAAGCCATATCATAGATAGATATCTTTGGCTTAATCAATTCTACATCCGGGTAGTTCTGTTTTACAAAACGAATTACTTCCGGTGGGTCAACACTTGTAAGGCTCATGTGAGCCTTAAATTTTACTCCTGCCATTACTGCAAGATGGTAAAGGGCTTGACTATCCTTACCACCTGAGAACGCTAAATAAAAACCATTCTCTGGGTCATAATCAAGTGCCATTTGTTCACATTTGCGAAGCAAAGCGATGGAATAAGCTATTTTAGATTGTAGATTCATTTCTGTTCGGGTTATTCGTTAATTGGCAGTTTCATAAAACACATCCATATTGTCTTGCTCTGTCTTCCAGTGGTATGCCCAAATAGAGGTTTAAACGGGATGGCAGACAAAACTTCCGAGGATTTAATCTCACTTTCATTCCATTTGAATACAAGAGTGCCGTAAGGCTTCAAGACGCGCATACACTCAGTAAATCCATCGTGTATGAGTGACTGCCAGTCTTTCGGCAGTTTTCCGTACTTTTTAGCCATCCATGAGGTTGCACCAAGTGTTTTCAGGTGCGGTGGGTCGAACACCACCATGTAGAAAGAATTGTCTTCAAATGGAAGGTTGGTGAAATCAGCTATTACATCCGGCTTTATTTCTATGATTCTTGTCTTACCCCTGTCCTTGGCCGTAAGTGTTTCCGAACGTTTGTCAACGAATAAGGCAAGAGGATTATGTTTGTCAAACCAAAACATCCTACTGCCGCAACAGGCATCTAATATAAGTTTTCCATTTTCCATTAAGCTATTTCTTTTGATTTCTTCAATCTCAACTTTCTCAATACTTTGCAAAGTGCTTCAGTATTTTTTCTCGCTTGTGTAACCTCCACCGCATTCCCGATAAATTTCTTTTGGTCAGCTTGTGTGCCTATTAAAACATAATCTTCAGGGAATCCCATAATCTTTTTGAGTTCCGGAATGCGAAGCATCCGCATTTTAATATCCACTATGCCATACAGTGCCATGAACTCCTTTATCTTCACGGTCATAGGACTATCATTGTCGTAGATTTCAATCGCTACCTGACCGCTTTCTGTTGCTACCAGATAGGGCGGCATCTTATCCATGCGGGCTATTAATGTGAAGCAGGGGCTATCAACAGAGCCGCCAGCACTGTTGAACTGTGGATTCATCAGATAGTGCCATTTCCTGTTTGCGGTAATGGTCTGGGAGGGTTCCTCTATACTGCTACCTACATTTGAGAATGCAGTATTCATTATCCACGGCTGGCATGTTACCAAGTTTTGTTTCGGTGTTGTGGTAACAGCGGGGCATGGCGAGTTTATATCAGACACCTGACCACCTCCAGAATATTGATTCATAAAAAATGGAGATACAAGGGAAAGTCTGTCTTTAGTCAGAAGTGTAGGACAAGGCTGATTAATATCCTTTCCTGTATCCTTAAAGTTATAAGAACACATAAATCGGCTTTCAATTAAAGCCATCCTGTCCTTCGTTGTGACCGTTGGAGCTGGAAGGTCTACCGAATGATTATGTCCATTTCCATAATAAGCAGAAACAAAAACATGGTGGTCTTTGCAGGTGATTGCACCTGCCGGTTCTTCTACAGACACATTCTTGCTTTCGGGATGTCCGCTGAACTGTTTGGAGAGGAAACTTACCTGTACCTTTGCAAAGCGGTTTTCAGTAGTCAACACTCCGCATGGTTCATCAACTGATTTGCATGTGTCTTGAGGGCGAACCGTATTGTAACGGGAAAGGAAAGCATCCTTTCCTCCGGCTACAAACTTGATAAGTCCAGCATAGATACGTTCAAGCGTTTTCTCTGCAAGAGGCTTTTCCCTGAAGATGGTAGTTCCTTCATCAGAGAAATCAAGCACATCTTTTACCGGCTTCCACTTCTCCAGCCGCGAGAACATATCTTGCCTACCACCTTTACAGTGGGTCGGTTCAGGGAATACTATCGGCAAGTTCTTTTTAGCAAAGATGCCGAAGAAGCGTTTTCTTGTGGTGTAGGCACCGAAGTCGGCAGCATTTAAGATGCGGTGCTCAAAGTTGTAACCGTACTTCTTGACATTGCGCACCCACTTTTGATAAAGCCGGCCTTTGTCCATGCTGATAGGTTTCCCATTCTCATCCATATCTCCCCATGACATAAACTCTTCTACATTTTCAATCTGAATGTAGTCAGGGTCTATAACATCAATATAACGGAAGAGATGTTCTGCCAACGTTCGGCTGTCGGCATCTCTCGGCTGACCGCCTTTGGCTTTCGAGAAGTTAGTACACTCCAAAGAGGCATGAAGCATTATCATGGCATCAGGGTATAGCTGACGGATACGTTCTACAATAGTGCTTATCGGGGAAAGTTCCAGTGTACGGATATCCTCAATAAAGTGAAGTGCATCAGGGATATTGGCATCATGTGAAAGAATGGCATTCTTGTCATGGTTCACACAACAAACAACTTTTGCACATTTATTTCCATCCAATCGTGCTGCTTCCACACCTTCGGATAAGCCACCAGCGCCACAAAAGAGATCAATAACAAATAGTTCTATATCGGACAGACCTTCAATGGATTTTAAGATGTCTTTCTGCGATTTCATAACTTCTCCTTTTTAAACAGGTGGCTGAACGCATTATCCAAATCCAAGTCTAGATTCAGTTTGGACGGGAAAGATTTAATGTATTCGTACATCTTATAAGCGAGGTTGTCATCATCACCGCATCTGTC